TTTTAAAAGTTATAAATATTAGTGATACTGAAAAGTATCAACTCGTTCAACTCCATCCTTGGAGTCGGAAGTAGGAAGATAAGAAAACCTCATTCTTCTGCAATAGAAGAATGGCAAGCTAAGTACCTTATTGGGAACAGAGACCGACATCTTACCGAAGGAACGCGTGGAGAAGGGTGTGCATCGAAAGATGTATGTACGAAATCAAAACGAAAACTGGAGGCTATTATGTATTGCTACAGAGGTATCAAATACGACCCAAAAACTCTTAAGAGTAAAGCAAGCAAGTCCAAGAAAAGTAAAGAAGTTACTTATCGTGGAATTACTGGCAAAATTGCTGCATAAGTGATTTTAGGAAGGGAGTGTTAAAACTCCCTTTCTTTTTGATATAAATAATACCATATAGGAGAATATTATGTCAGATTATGCAAAAAGTGTGAAAGTGTTAGAAGGCCCATGGGAGAAAGAAACATTTCCCGATGGTGTCGAAACAACTAATGTATTGAGTAGAACAATCACTACAAGATACATTCAAAATGGGTATCTTTGTGAGAAAACTGTTAACAGAGAATATCGTGAAAACGATTATCAAGATACGTCATTGGTAAAAAGGATTATAAAACTTGACAACTAATATCAATAAATCACTTCTCAATAATAACAATTTTAGATTACTTATAGAGAAAATACCTACAACCGAGTATTTTGTTAAAAGTGCAACAATACCAACATTATCATTTACCGAGTTAAGTGTCGAAAGTGGTATTGGTATATCTGCATTTTATCCAGGCGATAAAGCAGAATTTGGTACACTTGATGTCACTTTTTTAGTTGACGAAGACTTACAAAACTATAAAGAAATATACGATTGGATTGATGCAATCGTTCCTCTTGCAGACCCCACATCATATAAGAGGTCAAGTGCAACATCATCTTCAACTACAAATGTTTTTCAAGGTGAAGATTCTCTTTTACAAACATCACAAATTACTCTTATAACAAATACCAATAAAAACATACCAAATAAATTCTTTAGATTCTATGATGCATTTCCTACATCTTTAGGGCAAATAACCTTTGAAAGTGGTGCTGATAATGAAACAATTGCAGTAGATGTTTCCTTTAGATTTACTTATTATCGTATAGAATCATCTTCCTAAATACTATAAACTGTAGTATAATAGTATATTATGACACTTGATGAAATCAAAGAAATGTGGGCAAAAGATTGTAAGATAGATGATATCGAACTTGATTCTGCATCACTAAACGTACCTAGATTACATGCAAAATATTCAGACCTTTTAACTGATAAGATTACTCTCAAAAAACAAACAGAGTTTCAATATAATATCTTGTTAAAAGAAAAGTGGTTGTGGTATAACAGAAAACTTGATGATGAACGATTAAAAGAATTAGGATGGAATCCCGACCCCTTTGATGGTTTAAAAATTATGAAATCTGATTTCAGTTATTTTTATAATGCAGACAAAGATTTACAAAGTATAAAAACAAAGATAGAATATCTAGATATCACAATCGATTATCTTAAAAGGTGTATGGAGAACATCACTTGGAGACACCAAACAATTAAGAACACAATTGATTGGAGAAAGTTTATGGGTGGACAATGATTCTTAAAAACTATGTATGGATTGGTAAAGTCTTTACAGACCAAGAGGTTGAACGTATCCATGAAATCGCACATACAATTCCTGCAGAAACTGGTTTCACTGGTGGACTTGATGCTAACGACCCCGATGCACTACCAAGAGAAACACAAGGTCAAGATACCTCAATTAGACAATCTACTATTAAATGGATTCAAGACCATAAACTTGACCAAAGTATAAACAAAAAAATTCACGATGCTGTAGGACAAGGGAGTCAAGAAAGTGGATGGAATTTTGGTATAGAATATATCGAACAATATCAATATACTATTTACGAACATAAACCCAATATCAAACAAAACGACCATTACACTTGGCACACCGACCACGGTGGTGAAATATTGCCAGATGGAATGCATCGAAAATTATCTATGACCATACAATTGTCTGGCCCCGATGAATATGAAGGTGGACACTTTCAGTGGATAGAACAACAAGACCAATTCAATCAAATAAGAAAGGACAGTAAAGTTGTAGAGATTTCTAATCTTGTTCGAACTTTACCCTTCAGTGCAAAAGAAAAAGGAACTATGATATTGTTCCCATCTTTTGTACATCACCAAGTAACTCCAGTTATAAAAGGTATAAGAAAATCACTTGTAGGATGGTGTAACGGTTATCCGTATGTCTAATACAGTTAGAGTATCGAAGATAGATGATGTCTTCATGAAAGTTTATTGTGATGACGGTCTTGCACGTGACTTATATGATTTCTTTTCTTATACAGTTCCAAATGCAAAGTTCATGCCTAGTTTTAAGAACCGTTATTGGGATGGTAAAGTTAGACTGTTTTCTCTAAAAACTCATAAGATTTATATCGGGTTACTTCCATATGTGGATGAGTTTTGTAGTGAAAGGGGATTTGAATTTGAAGGTGTATCAGATATTCTTGGAACTAAACAAAGAGAAAAGTGTAGTCAGTCATGGTTAGCAGATTTGAATCTACCTTTTGAACCTAGGGAATATCAATTAGATGCTTTCAATACTGTAATTCAATATGGTAGACAACTTCTACTATCACCAACTGCAAGTGGTAAATCATTAATCATATATTTACTTGCACGTTATTACGATAAGAAAACTATAATCATTGTTCCTACTACTTCGTTAGTAGAACAGATGGCAAAGGATTTTAAAGAGTATGGATATGATGAAGAGATTTGTAAAATTTATTCGGGTCAACCTGTATTTGATTCAGACATCACCATCACTACGTGGCAGTCATTTAGTAAGGCTCCTAAAGATGTCATGGAATCATTCGAAGTTGTCGTTGGAGACGAAGCACACTTATTCAAAGCAAACGTCCTCAAAGGAATCCTTGAAAAAATGAAAAACACTTCAGTTCGTATCGGTACAACTGGAACACTTGACGGCACTGAAGTTCATAGATTACAACTCGAAGGTTTGTTTGGCCCAGTTAAAAAAGTAGTATCAACTTCACAACTGATGGAAGATGGCACTGTTGCAAAAATAGATATTCAGTGTGTTATACTGTGTCATACCAAACAAAAGAAAATGTCATATCAAGATGAGATGGATTATTTGGTGAGTAACGATAAGAGGAATGATTTTATATGCAATCTTGTTTATAGTTTAAAAGGTAACACACTTGTATTGTTTCAATACGTAGAGAAACATGGGGTAGTGTTACACGAAAGAATGTTTAAAAGACTAGGTGAAAAACTGCATTATGTTTATGGTGGTACAGACACTGGAGATAGAGAAGATGTTAGAGCTCTAGTAGAGAAAGCAAGTGATAATGTCATACTAGCATCATACGGAACATTCTCTACTGGTGTTAACATAAAGAAAATAGATAATGTTATATTTGCAAGTCCGTCTAAATCACGAATACGAAACTTACAATCAATTGGTAGAGGATTACGTGTAACTAAAGGAAAAGAAAAATTGAGATTGTTTGATATTTCAGACGATTTACAATGTGATAATTATACTCTCAACCACTTAAAAGAAAGAATAAATATCTATAACGAGGAGAATTTCCCTTACGAAATTAAACAGTTTAATCTATGAGACCTAAAGACTTAATCAAATCATTCGGGCCTAACAAGTACGAAGTTATTAAACTCATTACGGGAGAGAGTATCGTAGGAATAACTACAGCTGAAACCGATGATAAAGTTGACGTTATTGTTCCTATGATATGTCAACTAAATTTAATAGAATCAAAGGAAACCATGGCAACCTTTATTCCATACCAACCTTTATCTTCCGACTGTATTATATCTTTCCCACATGATACTATAGTTCAAAGGTCACATGTTAACGAGCAATTCATAGATATATACGATGCAGCTGCTTCACAGTGGGTTCAAATGTGTGAAGAGAAAACTATACCTTTAATTACAAAAGAAGAAAGAAAAAAAGTTTTTAATAAATTTATAGAAGATAAGTTACAAATTTTTAGAAAAGAAATTAGAATGTCAGATTTTGATGATGACCATGAAGACGATGACCTTCCAAGTGATAAAGATACCATTCATTAATTGAAAATATTTTTTACTAAATAGGTTGTGTAAATTATAACAAAATGTTATAATGTATTATAAATCAACTTTATAGGGAAAAAATGTCTGAATTAGTAAAAAGAATAGTGCATGATAAGTTAACAAAAGTTGAGTGGAAAGAGACAATGGAAGTAACAATCCTTGCATTAGTATTTTGTTTTTGTTTGTTTGCAGTCTCACCAACTTTCAGTATATAGTATGAACAACCAATTAGAATTATCATTAAATAAACCAAGAGATGCAACCCCCGAACAAATCAAGGAGTGGCATGAAGGTGAACTAAAATGGTGGGGAGATAGAGCTCTAATGTTTGTTGCAATTGCTTCTATAGTACAGTTTTCTGCAATGGGATTCATGTTGTTTAACTTTTGGATTATCGACTTAATGGTTAACCAATAGGTATATATAATATGTTCCCCGCGGTAACATAGTTATGTTATCACACAATTCTCAATTTGAAAAGAGGTTTTTTAAAAAAATGTCAAACTTTTTTGCTTTATCAATGACAAAATTCTTTCGTTTAATAGCAGACACATTTTTTGCAAAACGATATGGTCATAGAGCAATAGTACTAGAGACTATTGCAGGTGTGCCTGGCATGGTAGCAGGTACGTGGATTCATTTCAAAAGTCTTCGTAAAATGGAAACAGGATATGGGCCTATGATAAGGGAATTACTCAATGAAGCAGAGAATGAAAGAATGCACCTTATGTTCTTTATAGAAATTACTAAACCAAATCTATTTGAAAGATGGTTAGTGTTATTCTCTCAAGGAATTTTTTGGGTGTTCTATTTCATATTATATGTTTTCTTTCCCAAGACTGCACATAAAATGATTCATTATTTTGAAGAAGAAGCAGTAAAGTCATATACAGAATATCTTCACATGGTGGAAACTGGAGAAGTAGAGAATGTTTCAGCACCACAACTTGCAATCGATTATTATAAAATGAAAAAGAATGCAAAATTATCCGACCTAATCAAAAAAGTTCGCGAAGACGAACAACATCATAGTGAAGTAAATTTAAAATACTCTGAAAAATAGCAAAAAACCCCCTATCAATACTACCAAAACACGAGTATAATAGTTTCATGAACACGAAAAAGAAAAGTGTACACTACGTCTCTAATAAAGAATTTACAGCTGCAGTGTCACAATACAATCAAAAGGTTCGACTTGCAGAAGAGAAAGGTGAAACACCACCAAGGATGACAGAGTACATCGGTGAGTGTATCTATAAGATTGCAACTCGACTATCTACTCGACCCAATTTCATAAACTATACTTACAGAGATGAGATGATTTGTGATGCAATAGAAAACTGCATTCAATACATTAACAATTTTAATGAGGAGAAATCAAATAATGCATTTGCATACGTCACTCAAATCTGTTACTACGCATTCTTAAGACGTATACAGAAAGAAAAGAAACAAGTGTATATTAAACAACAGTCAATTAATAATGCAAATATAAGTATGGATAGTTTCACTACAATAGATGGTGAGCATGACCCCACTTTGATTAACACTAATGTCGAATGGTTACAAGAACATATGAATCCAGTTGATTATAATCCTAGGAAATCAAAAAAAGCACCCACAACTAAAAAAACTAAAAAGAAAAATCTAGACAACTTTACTAAATGAAAATTGCATTGCTAAATGATACCCATGCAGGGGTCAGAGGTGATATGATAGAAATGTCCAAATATCAAGGACGTTTTTATAATGAAATATTTTTTCCATATCTTGACGAACATAATATCAAACACATCATCCATTTGGGTGATTACTTTGATAGAAGAAAGTATGTGAACTTTGCAAGTCTCAAAACAAATCGTGAACACTTCATAGAACCCTTAATGGAAAGAGGAATCTCTATGGACTTGATTATTGGTAATCATGATACCTATTATAAAAATACTAATGATGTTAATTCACCCGACCTATTATTATTTGCAGACACAAATATCAATGTAATCCAAGAACCTATTGTTAATGAATACGATGGATTTAACATTGCACTTGTTCCATGGATTAATCCCGAGAACTATGCAGATTCAGTTGAGTTTTTACAAACTGCAAATGCAAGTTGGTGTATGGGTCACTTTGAATTTGAAGGTGCAATTATGCAGCCAGGCATGACATGTCAACATGGATTTGACCATTCATATGTCAAAAGATTCGAAAAAGTATTAAGTGGTCATTTCCACCATAAATCTGAATTTGCAAACGTTAGATATCTCGGTTCTCAAATGCAATTCACATGGTCAGATTTTGGTGACAGTAAATACTTCCACATCTTTGACACTGATACACAAGAACTTACACCAGTTGAAAATCCAATTACTATGTTTGAAAAGGTTTTCTACAATGATACAAAAGAAACATTTGAAACAATCAGTAATAAAGATTACTCAAATGTAACTGGTAAGTTCGTTAAAGTTATTGTAGTAGAAAAAGATAACCCTTATTGGTTTGATACTTTTCTTGATAAACTTTATTCATCTAATCCCCTACATGTTTCTATTGTAGACGACAACAAACATATGGATTTTTTTGATGACAAAGAGATAGAAAATGTTGAGGACACACTCACTATACTATCCAAGTATGTCGATGGGTTAGAAATACAAGGAAAGAAAAAACAACTAGACGAACTCATGAAATCCTTGTATCATGAAGCATTGGATGAACACAACTATCTATGATATATTTTAATAAAGTCAAATACAAAAACTTATTATCAAGTGGTAATAATTTTACAGAGATTAATTTAGATACACATCAAACAACACTTATCTTGGGTGAGAATGGTGCAGGTAAATCTACTCTATTAGATGCACTTTGTTTTGGTTTATACGGTAAAGGTTTCAGAAATCTAAAAAAAGATTTGTTGATTAATAGTATCAATCAAAAAGACTTAATGGTTGAGGTATATTTTACTATTGGTAAGAAAAAATATAAAGTTATTCGTGGTGCAAAACCAAATAAATTTGAACTGTATATAAATGATGTGATGGTCAATCAAGATGCAACGATTAGAGATTATCAAGAATATCTAGAAACAAACATTCTCAAAATGAGTTATCGTTCCTTTACTCAAGTTGCAATTTTAGGTAGTGCAAACTTTACACCTTTCATGCAATTGAAAGCAAGAGATAGAAGAAAACTTGTTGAAGACTTACTCGACATTTCAATCTTCTCTACTATGTCTGATATTCTAAAGAAAAAAATACAAACACATAAAGTAGATGTTAGTGAAAACCAACATGAGATAAATATATTAGAAGAACGTATTCAAGGACTTCATAAACAAGTTGAAGCACTCGAAGAAAATCGTGATTCAAAAATCAAAAAATTTGAAAGTACAATTGAAGAAACTCAAAATAACATCAACACCCTTTTTTCTAAAGTAGATGAAGAGACGAAAAATGTGGTGGAGAAAAAATCCACCATCTCGGATAAAAATACTACGGAAGATAGACTTAAACAAACACTTGAACTGGAGAGAAAACTCGAAGACGCTCGAAAGAAAGCAATTACAGATGGACAGTTTTATGAAGAAAATGACGAATGTCCAACGTGTAAACAGGGTCTAGACGAAGAACATAAAAAACAACACATTACAGAACGACAAGAGAAAGCAAGAGAAATTGAATCTGCACTCGTTGAAATTGAAACAACAATTGAGAAGTGTAAAGATAGAATAGATGAAATCAATTTAGTTCAAGAAGCTATTGAAGAAATTCAAAGAACAATAGGATTACATCAAACAGAAATTGTTTCCAATCAAAAATACATCACCAAACTACAAAAAGAAATAGAAGACTTGCAGAATGAGATTGCAGGTGGTGATGTGTCATCTATCATAGAAGATAACGAAGACAAGTTAGATATACTCCACACCAAAAAAGAGAACCTTTCAGAACAAGGACACTACTTTGAAATTGCACAAATGTTATTGAGAGACCAAGGTGTTAAACAAAGGATTATAAAACAATATGTTCCTATTATGAACAAACTCATCAACAAGTATCTTGCACAATTAGAGTTCTTTGTCGGGTTTGAAATTGATGAGTCGTTTGAAGAAACAATTAAATCAAGATTTAGAGATGTATTCAAATACGATAACTTCTCTCAAGGAGAAAAGATGAGAATCGACCTTGCACTCCTATTCACATGGAGAAGTATTGCAAGAATGAAAAACAGTGTGAATACTAACTTATTAATTCTTGATGAGGTGTTTGACAGTTCTCTTGATACTTCGGGTACAGATGACTTCATGAAACTTCTAAACACACTTACAGAGAAAACTAATGCATTTATCATATCCCATAAGGGTGATGCACTTCACGACAAATTTGAGACAACATTAAGATTTGAAAAGCATAAAAACTTCTCTCGTATTGCAGAATAGATAAATAGTAATATGAAGAGTTTTAACAAATTTTTAAAAGAAGGTTATTCTATATTTCCAAAGTCGGAATCCGACATTGATAAGTTGGGTGCATTAAAGCAAGACAAAAACCAACTTAAAAATCTTTACAAACACATTCAAGATAAATCATCGGGGTTGATGAAAGACCCTATTGCAATCGACCCCGAGAAACCTTCCGTCAAAGTTTCTAGGTCAGTATTTCATTATATTGATAAAACAGAAGTTAAAAAAGAATTTGGAATTACGGTAAATGACGGTGAAGGTTCACGTAATTCAAAGGGTGACCCATCAGGTGCTGAATGGGAAGATTTAATTGTACATGCATACAATGAAATCAATGGTAAGGTTAATTATAATTCACCCGAGTGGAGTGTAGCAGAACCTTTTTGGCCAATGTATGGTGACCTTGCAACAAAACTAGCACAAGAGTTTAATAGAAAACTAAAATCAAATAAGTTAATAAGAACTGGTGGGGGTGCAGGTGCAAAACCAAAACTCTCTAAAGTTTGGAGAGGTTCAAACGCAACACCAAAAACAGACATCATGGGCAATAATGATGAAAGGATATCACTTAAAAAAGCAGGTGGTTCACAACTCATGTCTGCAAAGTCGGGTGAAGCAATTGCAACACTAGAAGCTGCATTTATGACTATGGGAGAAGACGGTCAATTTGCAAAAAAACTAACAAAATATCTAGATGAAAAAATGGGTGAACTTGTTACAAGAGAAACCATAACTGCATTACAAGACAAACAAGCTGCAGGTGAACGAACACCCGATGTGATTGAATTTGAAAAACAAGATAAAGAACATAAAGAATTAAACGAAATTCTACATCATTATTTTAACTATGAAAAGGATGCAAACAAAAAACTTGTAAGACATTGTTGTTTTGAAGCTGCAACAGGTAATATCAAGTTTGCAAATATAGAACCTCGTGCAAACATCATGGGTAAGTTTGATGTCAAAACAGGGGGTGTAACAACACTTCCTATCAACAGTCCCGATGATGCAACAACAAAACTTCTTGCAAATAATGTAAAGGTGTATTGTTCTTTCAAAAAGGGTGGTGGTAGTTCACCAGCATATTCTGCATTTAGAATGAATCTTCCTGCAAATTTAAAAGAAGAATATAACTCGATTGATTACACCTTCAAAGACATTGTTGTCGAAGAACTGCAAAATGCAGGACTCTCTAACTTCTTGACAGAGGAAGTTTTAGACGAGGGTGCACTTGATATTTTAAAGAAAGCAGGTAACTGGGTTAAAACACAATCTAAAAATGTTGCAAACTTTTTAAAGGGTGCACTAAAAAACATACTACAAAGATTAAAAAAGACCTTACAAAAAATTGCAAAGTTAGGTAAAATGATGTTACAGAAAGTAATGGAGTTCCTTGGACTTGATATAGAAAGCGCAGAGGGAATACCAAGTAGTATGGAGATTTAATGTATACATTAGTTGAAGAAGCATCAAAAGTCTTACGTTTTCCCACTAAACCCTTTGATTTTGAACAAGAGGGTGCAATTGATAAAGCAAAAGAATTAGAAAAAAAATTGTCTGAAACCATGGAAAAATATGGTGGAATAGGACTATCTGCAAATCAATGTGGAGTTGATGCAAAGGTTTTTGTTATGAGAACTGCAGACAAAGGAACGGTTGCATTTTTCAATGCAGAAATTAATCAAGTATCTCAAGAAACGGAATTGATGAAAGAAGGATGTTTATCATTTCCCGATTTATATCTTATGATAAAAAGACCTAAAGTAGTGGGTTTTAATTATTACAATTCCGATGGAGAGGAAAAGTTTATACAATTAGAAGGACTAGGTGCAAGATGTGTACAACATGAACTAGACCATTTAAATGGTATTGTGTTTTTACAAAGAGCATCAAGATTAAAATTAGAACGCGCACTTAAAGCTAGACCAAAAGAGAGAAAGAAAAGACTAGAATATGAGAAAAGAAGAGCAATTGCAGAAGCAATCCAAAGAGTTCAATCTGATACAGATTCCAAATCTGATATCGATGGAGAGGTGTCAGAGTCTAATACACTTCCACAAGAGTCATCAACATCTACTGGATAATTCAGACACTGCAAAACAATATCACAACAGAAAGATACCCTTACATCATTTAAAAACAGAATGGGTTAGAGACATAATTCGTAAATTAGAGTATCGAGCTGTTTCAGAAATCTATGCAAACAATAGAGAAGTAGTCTATCCCGAACAATCAGAGATTATGAGATGGCCCGTAGGTTCGTTTCAAGATTTCCATATCGACCAATACGATGATGAAAACGGTCAAGACACAATTTCAGATACCACTTGGGCAGGAGTCTTTTATCTCAACCAAGACTTCCGAGGTGGTAAATTATCATTTAAACCATGTGAAGAGATTCCTTTAGGATTCGAATATCAACCCGTTGCAGGTGAATTGGTATTGTTCAAAGGAATGGATTTTTCACATAGTGTAACAAAGGTGTATAGAAACGATAGATACACCATTCCCATGTGGTTCACTCGAACCCTAGAAGACATCAGACCCGAGGTATATACCGAAACAAAAATTTGACAATGCCCCTCGCTTTTTTATATACTAATAGAGTAATAAAGAAAAGGAGAAAATATGTCAAATCTAG